CCTATTGACAAGTTTCTTGCCAATAGCGAGTTTCTTTCGGTCGATCTGACAAATGCAACTGATACCTTTCATTTGGATCTCATAGAAGCCCTTATTGATGGTTTCATCAAAGGGGCAATACGAGTTCCAATGCAGGTTCAGGCTTTTTGGAAATATTCCTTTTGCGCTGTATCCGTCGATTACCCTAAATGGACGGGTCTTCCAGCCCTTGAAGCGTCTTCACGTGGTATATTGATGGGGAATCCGACGAGTTGGTTCCTCCTTAACCTCCTAAACAGATTTGTGTTTGATCTGTCTAGGATAATTATTAAGGAGGTTGACTCGTTCGTCCCCATTAATATCCCCATTGATAGCTTAATGAAGTTTCTCACCACTATTGGTTCAATTGAACCTCTAGTGAACTTCTTTAAGGATCAATGTGGTGATGACTTAATAGCTCTTGTCGGCCCTTGGGAAGCTCGTTTATACGAGTTCCTTATTGGCTTAACAGGAGGTATTATCTCGAAGGGGGTCCATATGGCAAGTCGAAACTTCGGGGTATTTACAAAGCAACTCTTCCGGTTTGAAAACCGAAAGATTAGCTTTATAGATATCCTCCGAGTTCGTTGCCTAAGAACTCCTACTTCGAGACTTCCAGGGCGGAAGGAGTATCCACCCTTATGGTCTAGAGGTTCTGCAGCCTTTAATGAAACTGCCTGGTGGCCCCTTGGTGATATTTATAGCTCAGCTATAACATATCTCCACTGGACCTACAGACATTTCTTAGAGGCAATCAGATCTCTTAAGATGGAACCCTACCTCCCTAATGTTTTTGGAGGTTGGGGGTTCCCTCATTATCGCAAAGAGGTTAAAATCCTCTCTGGGAAGACCAAAAGGATGTTGTCGATATTATTGAGAGGGTCATACTCCCTTCAAGAGCTTGCCAACTTAGAGTTAATTGGGTCCATATTTAATATGGACTCATACTCTGAGGGCGCTATTAAAGGGCGTAATCTCACTGAAGCGTTTTTCCAAACGGTGATGCCCTACAGTCCAAGGCTGCCGGCGGGATACAATTGGTTTAGGCCAATTGTATCTCTCGACGACCCTGAGCTGAAGGTCCCACCTTTTGGTTGCTCACAGCGAGATCTTAGGACTTTCAAGGAGGCACTTGCCAAAAAGGACCTTATTACTTATAAGGACCTTTATGACATTGTCCTCCGAGAATACCTACGTGCTCTCTCATTAATTCACCCTCCTATAACCCTATTAGGTGCTCCCTCTTTAAGACAAGTCTCGAAGAAATTTAAATTAATTCGAGACCGTATCTTAAAGAGTGACCCCTATTTTGGTTATAAGGATATGAGAATCAGGACACGGGATGATCTCGAAAATCTCCTACAGGGTCTTGCTTGGAAGAGGAACTCTGTGGTTTTTT